TAGAAATGGAGTAAGAATCTATAAGGATTATTAAGGAAATGATGAACGATGGCGCAACAAAACCAGACACCTACATGAGCATATCAGAAAAATTTATGCAAGGCAATATAAGCGAGGACGAATTTGTAGAGCGGTGTAACCGATTGATTGAGCAGGAAGCTGAAAAATATATGATAATAAAGAGGTGAGTCGAATGCTAGTACCTGCAATATTATTCACCGAACCAACAATAACAGAATTTCAAAGAATCTATTTCACTGAAGATATGATGTATTTAACTGGATGCTTAGAACAATGGTGTCCGGATATATCAGCAAACCCAGAGGAAGGAAAATTTGATTTCGCTATTGTTAGTAATAAAAGATTAATAGGCTATTTGTCTTATCGCATTGACTATTATTGCTCCAAGGCGTATAATTTTGGACTTTTATCTTTCGATAGAGGAAATCCGGTTGTCGGAGAAGAACTTTTTAACAAGATGGAGGAGCTAACAAAAAAGCTCCGTAAAATTGAGTGGCGCATGGTTGGTGGAAATCCTGTTGAAAAGCATTACGATAAATTCTGCAAAAAACATGGAGGAAACAAGCATATTCTAAAAGACTCTATTAGAGATATGAATGGTAATTACCGTGATGACATTATCTACGAAATTATTAGTGGCTACGGAAAGATAGATGTACACGAATTTAAAGAGCGTATAGATGCAATTAAAAACCCTGTAAAAGATACCTATGAAGACTTAGCACGTATGTTTGAAAATGGAGAGATAAACGAAAAGGAGTATGTAGAGAGATACAACAGGTTAATTAATAGGGATGCGGAAAAACACTGGGAACCGGTCGAACCACATGAGCATATATAAAGGAGCGATAGAACTATATGAAACAGCTTAGTCTTGAAGATATTAATCTTGATATGATTCCGATTAAAGGAGAGCAGCCGGAGGCAAAGACTCCGATGCATATATTCAGAATCAGTTAAGATATTTGAAACGGGTAGAAAACGCAGTGAATGATATAATATCTGGAAGGAGAAAGTAGGATGAAGAAAGCAAAAATAATTAGAATTTTTCTAGTTCCTCACGTAGAAGTGAGAATACATGTGTCAAAAGAAATGGAGGAAGATTACAAAAAATGCTACCTCTCAGGAAGAATGTATCGTTGTGAAAAATGTAGCTGGGATAATGTGAGAATCGGAGAAGATCGGGTTTGCTGCCTTGAGTATCTTGAAAGAGGAATAAGGCTACCACTTAGATTGGAGCAAGAATGAGCATAACAGAAGCAATAGTAATCATAGTAGCGATAATTTATACAGGATTTGTAATTTACATACTGAGAAAGTGAGGTGAGAAAATGGAAAAAGCAAAGAGATATAAAGGAATATGCCCAACGTGCGGCAAGGCAATGTGGATTTGCAAGAGTGTTTTCATGGAGATGGGGGCTAATGTTGGAAGTGACACCTGCCCGGATTGTGAAACATTTTTACATATAATATTTAATCCGGAACGGGAAGAAATGGACCTGGAAAGATTTGAGGACTATCAGGAGAAGTAATGTAAGGAGAGAGGAGAATGCTAAAACCGACAGTAGCGGCAGCAGAATTTGAAAAATACGGTTTTAAGCGATGTAAAGGCAAACAGTACGAAGAATGCTATTATCTTTGCGTAGCGCATGGCTGTGTAATGCTATTTGTAAGTGACGTATGCTTTGATATTTTTAAGTGGGACGAAGCAGATCCGCGGATACATAAAGAGGCAAATTGTAGATACCGGGATAAGCGAGACTACTTAGACGTTATATATGATCTAATTAAAGCAGGGATGTTGGAAAGCGAGAGCGGTTGCAAATAAACGAGGATTTGAAGTGTTTGGCAGAATCAAGTTAAGAGATTTAGAAACAGGTGAAATTCACAGATGACAGGAAAGGGGGCAATTTGGTTGGAAAAGTCAGTCCTGATTGAGTATTGTGACATGCAAGTGGAGATAAAGGAATTGAAGAAACTCATAAAGGCAACAGAAGAGAAAATAGCGAAGATGGAGGAAAAAGAAAGAACGAGAGATGTAGTTTCCGGAGGTGCAGGGGGCACGCAGCATTTTAAAGTGGAAGGCTTTCCAATTCCGGAGTACACGAAAGTAAAAAGACTACTGATAAGCAGGAGAGAGCGACTAAAAATGAAAGAAGAGGAACTTCTCGAAATCACTAATCAAGCAGAAGAATATATAGAATCTATCAAGAGGAGTGAGGTTCGCATCATGTTCCGAATGCGTTATATTGAAGGATTGACATGGAATCAGGTAGCTCATCAGATGAATGAAATGTTTTCGAGAACAAAAAGGACATATACAGAGGATGGCTGCCGAATGAAAGGAAACAGATTTTTCAAAGAGACAGAGGGGCACAAAGTGTCCCTCTAAAAATAGTTAACGGCATAATTCATCAAGGGTTACCTTAAGAACATCAGCTAATTTAATTGCAGTAGAAACCTTACATTCGCCTTTACGCTCTATGTCCTCAATGGTTCTTCTGGGAACATTACTAAGTTCAGATAATTCTCGAATGGAGAAATTATTTTTATTACGTATTTCTTTTAGTTTCATCAGCCCTACCTCCTGTTTTTGAGAAAAATAATAAAAAGAATGAGGAGCAGAATGAGAATAATCCAATCCGCGGCAAAAAAACGATGATATTTGCTATATGAATATATCAGCACACATATAGCAATAATGACAATGAAAAATTCTTTTATATATTTCATAATCTCTCACGATGTGATAAAATATAAATACCTCATAGACTGGACAAGGGAGAGAGGGGATTTCTCTCTTCCCCGATGGGTTTAGCGCTTTGTTTTGTCTATTATTGTGAGAACCAGACTAACAATGGTTAAACCCTTTATGAGGTTGTCTATAAATTTATCAAACATCTTTTACCCCCTTTCTTTTAATGTAATTATATTATACCACGTTTTAACGTGGAAATCAATAAAAAACCTAAAATAAATTAAAAAAATGTTCGGTCACGTTCGCTTGAAGTATGCTAAATTGTAAAGTGAGATAAGAACAAAGCAATCGAGCTGTCAGAAATCCAATAGGATATTGCTCCAATGTTCATCTTTAAGTGAGATGTTTGCCTTAGGAAAAGCGCCTTGTATATGCAGGGCGCTTTTTCACATACAATTTTGTAATTTAACGACACAATGTACAGCGCCTACAAGTCCGTAGTTGTAGTTTATTTTTTATGTGACCTCCTTTCTGCAGGCAACAATCGGTTGTCTGATAAGGCGCTGACATACGTGTTTTAATTTTTTACCCGGAGGGGGTGGGTACATGAAAAAAATATCAATAAAAAATAAAAGGTACACGACTCGGCTCGCGCTAAATGATGGTACTAAGATTTTGATTCCAAAACCGTATATTTGGGGAACATTTGAAAAAGCACACGGTTGTTCTTTACGAAATGGTGTATGCATTGCCTTACAGTTTTTGAAAGTAAGACAGAAAAACGGAACAATTTGGAACCCGGAAGAAATTTATAACTGGGCAAAAAAGAATGTCCGTGGCTATACAGGCAGCAAACTGACGATTTACGGAACTATGAAAGTAATTAATAGTATTTGCCATTATCGGCACGCAACATGGCACCCGATCACTGGAAAAAATAATAGTGTTGTTGTTAAAAGGATTAAAGCAGCGCTTAATGATAATTGTATTGTTTTATTTGAACAGCGCAATCCTATTCATACAGTAGCATTTGTGGGTTATGACAAAAAAGGTCGGCTAGTTGTTGTTGATAATGGACGTGTGGTTAAAAGTAACATAAGAAATCAGGTAAGAAACAAAGCCTTAAGGGGCAATGCAAAAACGGCAGAACAGACAAATTGGTTCAAGACAGCAGTAAAAGCCGCCGGTTATGTAACAGTAAGAAAGAAATAGCATCGCTGCTTATGTGAATTTTAGATATAACGGAGTTAACTTTTGATGAGGAGTGAAAAAGAATGTTTAAAAATTGCGTGTTCAAAGTGAGCGTAGATACAAGAAAATGGGTGAAAGCCGCAGGTGTTAGAGCGATACGCACAACAGCGCAGACCGCGCTTGCACTGATTCCGGCCGGAGTGACAATTGGAGCGGTTGACTGGAAAGTGGTTTTAAGTACATCCATATTAGCTGGAGCGGTATCACTACTGACCAGTGTTGCAGGCATTCCGGAGGTGAAAGCATGACAAATGAAGTGATTGTGGGCTTACTTTCGTTAAGCGGTACGCTGTGCGGAACATTTGCCGGTATACTGACAAGCACAAAATTATCAAATTACCGCATTGAACAGCTGGAAAAGAAAGTAGAAAAACATAATTCTGTTATAGAACGGACTGCTATTCTGGAACGGGATTTAAAAAGCGTCTGGCGCAATATTGATGAAATAAAAGACGACATACGGGAGGAGGTAAATCATGAGTAAAAAATACTATCCGGACATTAGCCATTATGAGCCAGTGCGGAACTGGAATGAAGTGAAAGAAAAATGTCCTTTTTTAATTTCAAAGGCAACAGAGGGAACGAATTATGTTGACAGCACACTTAAGAGTTTTATTAAAAACTGTGAAGACAGAAAGATTCCATATTGGCTGTATGCATACCTTGATAAAGGCAGTGAACTGGCACAGGCGAAGTTTTTAGTACGCACTTGCAAAAAGCTCGTAGGAAAATATTTTGTTGGATATGTTCTTGATGTGGAAGCAGGAAACGAAGCAGGAAACGTCCGGGATGCCTTGAAATATCTTGAAGGGTTAAAGTACAAAGTAATGCTCTACCACATGTATGCAGATTATGCCAGTTATAAAACCGTCGTAGCAGGGCGAGGTAAAAATACTGCCTGGTGGGAAGCACGTTATGGCAGAAATGATGGTGTATATAGTGCAAAATATCCGTGCCATAGAGGTGTAGAGTTGCATCAGTTTACGGATGCGGGCACATGTCCTGGCATAGGAAAAAGCTTAGATCTTAATCGAATTACCGGACAGGGAAAGAATGAAGAGTGGTTTATGACACCATCGGATATGAAGAGCAACACAGCTATCGCAAAGGAGGTAATAGCTGGTAAATGGAGCAACGGAATCGAAAGAAAGAGACGTCTGGAAGCTGCGGGTTATAACTATGCAGCGATTCAGAAGATTGTAAATAAACTTTTAGAATAGTTTGCAGGTGATTATGTGGCACAGAAAAGAAAACGAGGGAAACCACGTAAGTATGATGAATATGTGAAACCTTATCTGACACTAATTTCTGAATGGTGCAGGACCATGACGGAGCGCCAGATTGCTGAGAAGCTAGGTATTGCATACAGCACGTTTAATCAATACAAACTTGATTATTCGGAATTAAGGGAAGCAATTAAAAAAGGCCGGCAGAATCTTGTTGCAGAATTACGTTCATCTCTGATAAGGAGAGCGAACGGTTACGATTATGTTGAAACAAAACAAACGACAGAACAAATTAAACTATCAGAAGAAATGCGTGAAGCGTTAGCCGATGCAGGTTTTGGTAAAGAACAGATAGAAAACGTTCAGATAGTGAAGACAGAAGTAGCACATAAACACGCACATCCAGACGTAGCAGCTCTCAATCTGGCCCTTAAGAACTACGACAAGGAAAACTGGGCGAATGATCCGCAGATGTTAGATATTCGGAAGAAAGAGTTAGAACTAAGAGAAAGACAGATAGAAAACAGTGAGTGGTAAAGACAATGGGATACACATTGAATACATTTTATAAATCAAAAGCATGGGTCAACCTGATTCGTACGATTAGATTAGAACGAGTCAATAGTGATGGTGATGTGATATGTGAGGAGTGTGGGGAACCAATCACTAGAGCGTATGACTGTATTGGACACCATAAAATAGAGCTGACCGAGATAAACGTCAATGATGCTGAGATAAGTTTAAATCCTGATAATATCATGCTGGTACATCACAAATGCCACAACAGGATACATAAAAAGTTTTACTATGGTGAGGATGTAAGGCAAGTTTATCTTGTGTACGGTTCGCCGCTTGCAGGTAAGACAACATGGGTTAACGAGGTTAAGACCGAGGGTGATTTAATTATTGATATGGATTCGATATGGCAGGCCCTGAGCGGATGCGAACGATACACAAAACCGGCGGTATTAAATAGTTGCGTGTTCGGTGTTCGGGATTATCTGATTGAGTGCGTAAAGTATCGCAGAGGTAAATGGTATAATGCTTATGTAATCGGTGGGTATCCGCTCATAAGCGAACGTGAGAGATTGTGCAAAGAATTACGGGCGCGTGAGATATTTATTGATACGTCAAAAGAAGAATGTCTCAGACGGTTATCAGAATGTGATGATGGTCGGGACATCGGGCGATGGACGGGATTTATTCTCGACTGGTGGAAACGATATGCCCCCCGTATCGGCTGAAAAAACTTCATGAGAAGTACTGTCGGGAAGGGGGTATCTTTCACGAAAAAGGTAAAAATGAGATTTTTGGATTTGAAAAATTGGAAAATTTGAAAATAAGAAAGGAGGTAACCGAATGAGTGACAAAGTATACGGCATTTGTGGAACAAATAAATGCCGTAGAGAAGTTATCCCAAAATCTGACACTGTGGATATTTTATTTTCGGGTGTGAGAATCACAAAAGAACTGATTACAAAGAGTGATATAACCCCAAAATCTGACACTGGTTATTACGTAAAATCTGTTATGTATAAACCCTCATCACAGGATAACTACTGGTATTGGTGGCCGTCGAGTGAACTGGAAGACAAAAACATTTTACTAAGTATTCAGGTAGGGCTTAATGCGATTCACCTAAAAGCAAAAATTGTCGGCGACACGTCAATGTCAGCGACTACGCTAGATGTAAGAGTTATTCTTGAAAAATTATAGTGAAAGAAAGTGTGAGAATCTATGAAAAATACGATTGTTATTGACGCAACAAAAAATTGCATATGTGATTTAGTAAGTACCGTCGATAACGGGGAAAATCGTGTTTTCATTGAAATTCGAGCAGATACTTCACTAAATCCGAGGCTTGAAATTGAAAGCGAACAGATACAGATAACCGGGAGTCCCTTTGTATGCGAGATTGGCACCGCCTACTATGTGGGAACTGGGAGCCTGCAATTTCGGATTGTGGACAATACCCACACCGGGGACTATTTTCAGATAACCAAGATTGCAAAAGTTGACGGAAACTTGTTTCTATCGCAAAAAAGCAATTTCAGTTATGAATTGATTCAGGTAGTTAACGAAAATAAAACCGGCGTACCCATTGCCACTGATATTTCACTAGGAGTTGTTAAGGGTGGCGCAAATGTCGGTATAAAATCAGACGGTACAATGTGGACCGAACAAGAGGCGGTTGAGTCTATTACAAACTTAGAACTTGATGAAATATGCAAATAAATGAGGTGGAAAACATGGCTTATTTAGATAATAACGGTGTTACCTATTTGTGGGGAAAGATTAAAACTCTTTTTAACAAAGGAATCACCAACCTGTCAGTAAGTGGCCGAACTATCACATACACGAAAGGTGACGGAACGACAGGCACAATTCAGACACAGGACACAGATACAACCTATAGTGACTTTAAGGGTGCGACGGCATCCGCGGACGGCGGGAACGGTTTAGTACCGGCACCAACTAAGGGGAACGAGGGTAAATACTTAAAAGCAGACGGAACATGGGGAACACCTGCAAATACTACTTATAGTGACATGAAGGGAGCAACTACAAGTGCAGCCGGTACACACGGTTTAGCACCCGCACCAGCCGCAGGAGAAGCAAACAGATATTTGCGTTCTGACGGTACGTGGCAGGTTCCACCAAATACCGATACGAAGTACACTCACCCAACCGGTTCGGGTTATAATCACATTCCGGCTGGCGGTTCTTCCGGTCAGATTTTACGCTGGAGTGCAGACGGTACAGCGGTTTGGGGTGCTGATAATGACACAACTTACAATGATTTTACCGGAGCGACTACTGGTAGCGGCGGCATGGGTGGTACCGGGTACACATGGTTTAGTGCCTGCACCAGCAGCCCGAATGAATGACTGCATTTTATTTGGAGACGCAAACTGGAAAAGGGTATCGTGGGGCGATACGGTCGATAGTGGCGGTTATCTGAATGTACCACTCAGATTCCAAACACCGGGGGCATCATCCTACTTAGGGGTAACGCTTAAATTAGCAGGAGCGACCAGTTCTAAAATGGGCCTTCTGTCAAAATCCGACAAAACAAAGCTTGACGCGTTACCAACAAACGACACACTTAGCGATACCTATGCTAAGAAATCCGAAATCACCAATATGTATAAATATTGTGGTTCTGTGACAGGCACAGCCAAGTTACCGACGACTGGGCAGCGTGTCGGGGATGTGTATAACATCGAGACGGCTAGTGAGTATGGCGGTGCGGGCATGAATGTGGCTTGGAATGGCACCGATTGGGACCCATTGGGTGAAATCTTCACTATTACAGCTATCACAAATGCGGAACTTGATAAACTTTGTGTATAAAGTGAGGTGAGGGCGTGGGTTATTTAGATAGCACTGGTTTGAAATATCTTTGGTCTAAAATAAAAGCGTATGTTGACGCGCATTCATCTAGTGGGGTTACGCTCGATAAAGTATACCCCGTAGGTAGTATCTATATGAGTGTAAATAACACAAACCCCGGAACGCTTTTCGGTGGCACATGGGTAACGTGGGGTGCTGGTCGGGTACCTGTGAGTGTAAACACATCGGACGGTGATTTTTCAACGGTTGAAAAGACCGGCGGTGAGAAAACACACACATTATCAATTGATGAAATGCCGTCACACAAACATTCTACAACGGTTAAAGTTACAGAAAAATCACTTATAGGTACAGTGCACAATTTTGCTGGACAGGGAGCAGATTGGGGTCCGGGGAACACGGTAACGGGCATATGTAGTGCATTAGGTGACGATAGTGCTTATTATCCGAGTGGTACAAAGAAAACAACAAAATACAAAGACGGATTTAAAATTAATGAGGCAAGTGTGACGGTGGGGAGTGCCGGAGGCGGTAATGCACACAATAATATGCAGCCGTACATTACTTGTTATATGTGGAAAAGGACGGCGTGACATGAAAGACAGACGACGAGAATTAATTGAATATTGTTGTGATTCAGACGAGGATAAAATCATCTTAGTACCACTCATTGACGAAGTTATTTTTCTGGAAAATCGACTGGAAGATTTGAAGAAATTGCCATTTATCAAGGTCAACCCGAAAAATCCTATGTAGCAGAAAAGCACACCGGCACAAAAGCAATACAAAGAACTTTTGCAGCAATACGCGAATATTATTAAAGTTCTGACACGGGCAACCGGCCACGACGAAGGGGACGAAGAAAGCCCGTTAAGGAAATGGGTAAAGAGTCACGTAGAATGAAAGAGAGGTTATCATGAAAGTAAAAACATTATTTTTAGGGGTGATATTATCAATCTGTTTATTATGCCCGGTTAGCGTATCCGCAAAGCAGAAAACACCTACCCGGCCATACCGCGTGGAAAATTATAAAAATTTTGTGCGCGCAATGACACACAAACCCGTGAAAGTGTCAATTAACTATAATACGATTGGAAAAACCGAACGTAAATATATGTATAAATGGACACACGTGCAAGGTGCAACGGGATATGAACATCAAATTTCACCTGATAAGAATTTTCGCAAGGATGTACATAGACAAACTGGTAGTGAGAAGTGGGTATCATCCACTATGGAATACGTTTGTAATTTGCATGACACACCGTGTAAAACAGTACACCAGAATTATTATATTAGGGTGCGCCCACTCTTTGGCAAATACCACGGACGGTGGAGTAAAATAGTTGTCTCTAAGGGGGATTTGTAGTGCAGATATGCTAATTCAAAGCAAAAAGATTTGGACTCCGGACAATAGTTTTTTATTAGAGTACCGGGCAAAGGCCGAAACGGGTGAGATTGTCATAGGCCAAGAGCTATGGCAGGAGCTTGATAACTTGGCCGAGGATTTCCATAACGAAAGGTATTTTTATGATACCGAGGCGGCAAATTTACGTATGAACTTTATGGAAAATTGTATCAGGTTGACAAAATCCCCTTACTACAATAAACCAATGGTTTTGATGCTCTGGCAGAAAGCGTGGATAGAGGCGTTTTACAGTTTTAAAATGTCAGAAACCACATTTGATAGGTTCAAAAAGACGATTCTTTTGATAGCCCGTAAGAACACTAAGAGCGAAACGAGTTCGGCACTAGCTAACGCCGAATTTATCACAGGTAACGAGGGTGCAGATATTTGTTGCAGCTCAAATGACGAAGCACAGTGCAGTATTGTGTATGATGCTATTGACTTGATGCGGCAATTATACGACCCGAAGGACCTTGACACAAAGAGAAATCAAAGGTTTATTCTGAATAAATCAACAAACACGAAGATTTTCAAAATGTCCGACCGGACAAAGAACAAAGAGGGGCGAAATATTGATTTTGCCATCGTGGATGAAACCCACGAAATGAAAGAAAACATCATTGGTAAATCAATCGAGCAATCGCAGTCCCTAAAGGATAACCCGAAATTTATTAATATCACGACCGAGGGATTTGTTGCGGATGGATACCTTGACGACGAATTAAAAAAGGCGCGTCGAGTTATCCGAAAAGAGGACGACGGCGTGGCAGCCGAAAGGCTTTTACCGTGGTTATACACGCAAGATTCCGAACAGGAAGTTTGGGACGGTAACCGAAAGAATAGGTTATGGGAAAAGTCAAATCCCACTTTAGGCATGGTTAAGAAATGGGAGTACTTAGAAGAACAAGTAGATACCGCAAAAAGTTCGAAAGCGGACCGCATTTTCGTATTGTCAAAGGATTTTAATATCAAACAAAACGGCATAGAAGCATGGTTGAACTTAGAAGATTATTCCTACGAAGCGGCATATAACTTAGAAGAATTTGAGGGTGCTAAGTGTCTCGGAGCGGTTGACTTATCGGAGACCACGGACTTATCGGCGGCTAAAATTCTTCTCATGAGACCGGGAGACCCAGTTAAGTACATATATCAACATTATTTCATTCCGGAATCAAAATTAGAGGATTCAGATGATTGGAATGCCGGAGCAAGATATAAAGAGTGGGCGAAAGACGGGCTGCTCACAGTCACGGAAGGAAATGACATTGATCTGGCAGTTGTAGCCGATTGGTTTTATAGCCTGTATACCAACTACAATATCCGGCTTTGGAAATGCGGATACGACCAGAGATTTGCGAAGGATTGGCTTACCCGCATGGACTTCTACGGCTGGCAGAGAACCGGCGGGGACGATTCAGATTTAGTTATGATCTTGCAGAACGCACAGACGTTATCTAATGCGATGAAGCTCTGCGAAGCAGATTTTAAACATCAGTTAATTAATTATAACAATAATATTGTAGACAAATGGTGTCTGGGAAATGCAGGAATTAAAGTGGATGACCACGGACAATGTTTGTGTATTAAACAAGAAACTCCGAAGCGAATTGATGGAGCGGTATGTCTGATTATTTTATATGAAATGTACAGGCGCTACCGTACAGAATTTAAAGCCATGATTGAGAGGTGATAGTGTGGGATGGCTTGATAAATTAAAACGAAAATCACCAAAAAAGCAGAAATGGGCGCAGATGCTCAATGGTTACACACCTATCTTCTCCCAATTTGGTACGAATATTTATGCGTCTGATGTAGTTCAGCAAGCGGTCAAGTGTATTGTAGATGAAATGAAGAAACTCAACCCTACACATATCCGGTATAACAGAAATGACCCCGTGCCGGTAAGTGGCACGATACAAACATTGTTAAATGACCCGAATCCGGTAATGACAACGAGTGAGTTTTTAGAAAAAATCACATGGTTGTTACTCTTAAATTATAACGCTTTTATTTTACCGACATATTACATTTATACGAATAAAGACGGGACACAGGTAAGGGTATATGACGGTCTTTATCCTTTGAAACCTACTTTTGTAGAGTTTATTGAGGATGAATCAAATCGGTTATATGTGAAGATGCGATTCGAGAATAACTTTGAAACAACGATACCTTACAGTGATCTGATTCACATTAAATATAACTATTCTGTTAATGAGTATATGGGAGGAGATGTATCCGGTCAGCCGGATCATAAACCTGTATTAGACACTTTACAGTTGAATCAAACGCTCCTTGAAGGTGTTGCCAAAGCGATGAAAGCCTCTTATGCAGTTAACGGCGTTGTAAAATACAACACGATGCTTGATGATGGTAAAACAGAGGCGGCTATGCAGGAATTAGAAACAAAACTGAGAAATTCGGAGAGTGGCTTTTTGCCTCTTGATTTAAAATCTGAATTTACGCCGTTAGAGAGATCAACGCAGTTAGTTGATGAAGCCACCTTGAAGTTTATTGATGAAAAAATCTTAAGAAACTGGGGTGTGCCACTTTCAATTCTGACAGGAGATTATACAAAAGAACAATATGCTGCATTCTATCAGAAAACACTTGAACCGCTTATTATATCTATCTCGCAGGCGTTTACAAAGAAACTGTTCACAAGACGTGAAAGAGCGTTTGGCAACGAGATAAGGTTATATCCGAAAGACCTCATTTTCATGACGGTAGACCAGACACTTGAAATGGTGAATATGCTTAGCAATACCGGTTCAATTTATGAGAATGAAAAGAGGGTGGCATTTGGATTACAGCCACTGCCCGAATTGGAAGGTAAGAGGTACATGAGTTTGAATTGGGTTGACGTTGATATTGCAAATCAATACCAGATGAATAACAAGACAGGCAAAGGTTCCTCGAATGATGGCGGAGGTGAAAATAAAAATGAAGAATAAAGAGTTAGAACGGCGTTCCTACAATTTTGAAGTCCGGGCAGAAGAAACAGAAGCCGGAAATATCATCACCGGACGGCCGATTGTTTATAATAGTCGTACAGATTTAGGCTGGTTCGATGAAATTATAGAACCGGGAGCTTTAAATAATACGGATTTAACGGATGTTCGATTTTTAGTAAATCATGATACAAGTAAAATTCCGTTGGCACGCTCAAGGCGAAATACAGCAAACAGCACAATGCAGCTTACAACGGATAATGATGGCCTTGGAATCCGGGTAACACTGGATGTCGAAAATAATTCCGAAGCCAGAGCTTTGTATAGTGCTGTACAGCGTGGCGATATATCTGGTATGAGTTTCATGTTCGGAATCCGGGACGAGGAGTGGGAGAACTTAGATTCCGACCACCCAACCCGCCACATCAAAGATATTAGTACAGTCGTGGAAGTAAGTGCGGTAACATTTCCGGCTTACGAAAACACTGAGATAAATGCACGCTGCAAGGGGGCGTTGGACAATGCCCGGTCTGCGCTGGACAGTGCAAGACAGCACCGTGGTACGTCGGTGGACACTGACAATGAATTAGCACTATTGAAAGCAAAAACTGAGATCTTAGGAGGTTTTTAAGATGGGTAGAAAAGCAATTTTAGAGAAGCGTTTACAGCGTTTACAGGCAAAAAAGCAGAAATTAAAAGAAAGAGCGTTAGCGTCACAGGATGCGGCAGAAGTAAGAAGTATCAACGAACAGTTAGAGGACGTAAACGCGGAAATCGGAGAAACAGAAGAAGAAATCAGAGCGATTGACGGAGAAGGTGGAGAACCGGCCCCATTTAATGACCCGGACGACCCGGTAAATGACCCGGCAGCCGCCCCACAGCAGAGAGGCTTAGCACCAATACCGGGCGCAGGTGACCCGGTAGGAACGACCGTGGTTCGAGGTGCTTATGGTCAGCACACAAACATGAACAATCAGCCTGACAATAACGACCCTTACGGAACTATTGAGTATCGTACAGCGTTTAAGAATTATGTGCAGCGTGGAACACCTATTCCAGCCGAACTGATTCAGAGAGCAGGAGGCGATCCCGGCCCAACCGTTGCCGCTGACTTAGGGATGATTATTCCGACAACCATCATGAATGAATTTATCAAGAAAGTATCTAAGGTATACGGTCAGTTATATTCTAAGGTGCGTAAGTTAAACATTCAGGGCGGTGTGAAGTTCCCTATTTCCGACTTAAAGGCTAACTTTAAGTGGATTACAGAAACAACCGTTTCTACTAGACAGAAGGCTGGAGACATTAAAGAATACATTGAATTTTCTTATAACATCGGTGAGATTCGTGTATCACAGACATTGCTTTCACAGGTCGTTACACTTTCCCTCTTTGAGGAAGAAATCGTAAGAATTATGACGGAGGCATATGTTGAGGCAATGGATAAAGGTATTATTGCCGGAACAGGTCAGGGACAGATGCTTGGTATTCTCAAAGACACTCGTGTAACAAGTCAGAAAGACCATATCATTGAGTTTACAGATGCCGAATTTTCCGACTGGGAAAAATGGAGAAAGAAACTCTTTGCAATCATCCCACTTTCAAAACGTGGACAGGGTGAATTTATTTTCACAGCCGGAACGGTTGAAAGTAATCTCTTAACCATGAAGGACGCAAATAATAGACCTGTATTCCGTGAAGCAACAGACTTAAACGTGGGCGAGTCCGCTACTTCTGGCAGATTTTACGGCCGTGAGGTAACAATGGTAGAGCCTGACATTGTCGCAGACTTTGACAGTGCAAATACTGGCGACGTTGTAGGTGTTTACTGGATTCCTAACGACTACGCAATCAATACGAACCTTGCGTTCGGTATGAAGCGTTATTTTGACGAGGAAAAGAACGAATGGGTAAACAAAGGCCTTACTATCGTGGATGGTAAGATTGTAGACCCACAGGGATGCTATATCATCAAAAAGAAATAATGAGGTGATTATATGATTATTGACACAACGGTAAAAGCCTTAAAGAATCTGTGTGCCGTCCTTTTAGGGGACGGCAGCACATGGGAGGATATTCCGGGAACAACTATCCCGGAAGTTATCAACCAAATTGCGATTGCTAAAGGCGGTGAGGACCCTTCCGGCGAACTTGGTACACTGACAGTTTCGACCGTACCGGGTACTACTTCCGGCAAAACAAAAGTAACCGTATCTGGCAATGGTTCCGGCCAGCTTTACTATAAAGTGAGCGGTTCCATTTCCCTTCCCGAATATTTGCAGAATATTTCCGACTGGACTACTTGGGACGGTACAAGCGAAATCACAGCGACCGACGGGGAAACTATTTGTGTAGCCGAGGCAGATAGTAAGAACCTTGCTATTGCAGCGGGTACAGCAACGGTAAACGCAAACACGAACTAGGAGGTGTTGACGGGTGACAGATGCGGAATTATTGACAGAGGTTAAAAAGAGAATCGGCATTACAGGCGACTATCAGGACGACACCTTAACCGGTCACATTCAGGACGTGAAAGACTTTATGCAGGACGCGGGCGTGTCCGAGGAAGTCATGCAGACAACTAAGATAATTGGAGCGGTCACCCGTGGTGTGTCCGATTTGTGGGACTATGGGAGCGGTAACGGGGAGTTTTCCCCTTACTTCTTTCAGAGGGTTACACAGTTAGTATATAAAGGCGGTGAGGTAGGTGAGTAGCTATAAACCGTCCGGGCCGTTTGTAACGCCTGTTATATTGCTAACACCGACTTACACGACCGTTAAGGGTGTGAGAAAAAAAGTGTATCCGGCTGACGGTCCAATAATTAATTGTTGCTTTAAAACATACGGCGGTACAGAAAAAAACATCAATGACGTGTACTCAATCGAGGACACGGCGAACATTGAAACGTGGTACAGGCCGGATATAAAAAGTGATTGTCAGATAAAACTGGCAGACACAGGCGCAGTATATGAGGTCATGAACGAGCCGGAAAATATTGATATGAGAAACCAATATTGTAAGTTTAAGGTTCGTCGCGTAAAGGGTGGTGCCTAGTGGGTAAGAACTTACTTAGGTTAGATACTAGCGGTTTTGAGGAGTATATAGCAAAGCTTGAGAAGCTAGAAGCTGATGTAAAACCGATTGTGACCGAGGCACTAAACAAAGCAGGTGTAAAAATCACAAGTGACACGACAAACGCCGTGGCAGAACCCAATTTACCGCGCGGTGGTAAGTATTTCACCGGCGAAACGAAAGCTAGTATCATCCAAAACCCACAGGCCTCTTGGTCTGGTTCTATCGCAGAAATCGGTGTGGGTTTTGACTTTGATAAGCCCGGCGCGGGCGGCTTTCTCATCACGGGTACGCCACGCATGGCTCCAGATAAGGCGCTAAATAAGATTTATAAGAGTAAAAAATACATGAAAGACGTTCAACAGGAAATGATTGAAGTTTTTCAGAAAGAAATCATAGCAAGAATGGGAAGGTGATGAGATGGAAGATAATTTGATTGATATTTTAACCGAATTTGGATATCCGGTCTTGCGTCAGGGAAGTTTGACACCTGATGAAAAATATCCCGAACATTTTTTTACGTTTTGGAATAACGATGCGCCCGATCATTCTCACTATGATAATAGCGAGTACGGAACGGAATGGGATTTCGATGTGAATTTTTACAGTACAGACCCTGAGAAAACCTATTCCGTACTGGCACAAGCGAGAACAAAATTGAAAGAAAATAAGTGGATTATCCCCGGTCAGGGATATGATGTGGCAAGTGATGAGATCACACACACCGGCCGTGGGTTAAGAGCATATTATTTACAAATTCAGGAGGTATAACCTATGAAAATTTTTGAGTACAGAGGCGTTGAGGGTGCTGTATATGCACCTATCGTAACCGATGATGATACTACTTTTGAAACAGGAACTGTTAAATCTTTAGCCGGCGTTTCTGAAATCGCAAAGTCAACAGATTCCAGTAATGAAGCACATTACTACGATAATATTCCGGCAGTTGTCGTTGGCTCTACTGGTTCTGACGAAATCACAATTAACTCTTCTGCTATTCCTCTTGATGTGTTAGCGGAAATCACAGGCCAGTATTATGACGAAGCAACAGGCATGATGGTAGAACAGGAAAGGACAACAAAGTATTTTGCATTTGGCTATCGTACAAAGACAACTGACGGAACAGAAATCCTTGTCTGGAGACTGAAAGGCACATTCAATATCCCGGATTCCGATCATGCAACAGAAGATGACGGAACAGACGCGAACGGTCAGGAAATCACTTATACAGGTATCTCTACAACACATAAGTTCACTAAGACAGGTAAGTCAGCAAAGGCAGTCAACGTAGATACGAGCCTTGACAAGGTTAATACTGCAGAATTCTTTAAGAAAGTCCAGACACCTGATAGCGTTACGGCTAGAGCATAATTAATGAAAAACAGGGTAATAGATACTATTAATAAAGATTAATTAGATTAATTACTATTAATTAATTGGAATCAAAGACACTCTCGCCTGTTTTGCTGACTATGAAACAGGCGAGAGGCTGAAATTTGCAAAGGAGGTAGTCTTATATGAGATTAGAAATCAATGTATATGATGAAAATGATACAATCATCAAGACTTGCGAGGCACATACGATTGACTTAGAGTTCGGAACAATCCGTTCTCTTATGAAGCTCTTGAATGTAGATAATGTAAATGATACCGGGGAACTTTTAAATATTGTGTACGGCGCATGGGAACAGCTTGTTGAAGTATTAGGAAAATGTTTCCCTGATATGGAGGCGGATGACTGGGAGCATGTCAAATTAAAGGAATTGATTCCTGCAATCCTGAATATTTTAAAGGCTTCTTTTGCTGATATCTTATCAATTCCAAAAGACCCAAAAAACTAGATGGCGGGGTAGATGATACCCCGCTTTTTGAAATATTATTTAATATTAATTATCAGCTATGTAAAGAGTTCCCAGCTATGACTCCTTATGATGTAGAAAAGAAATCTTTTCACGATGTAATAAGATTATATAGCGACGTGCGTGCAATGCAGATAAGGGAAACAAAGCGAGAAAATGATAAAGGCAATGATAATAAAGTTATCCGTCGGCCTGCCGGGGATAGCTGGTTTTAGGTGGTGAGACGATGGGCACGAATGCAGATACAAGTACGACAAAACTGAAAATGGATATATCTGACCTTAAGCGGTCAATGACAGAAGCAAGGCGACAAATAAGGCTTGCGAATGCAGAGTTTAAAGCATCCAGTGCAGGCATGGACAACTGGGCGCAGTCCGCAGATGGATTGAGCGCCAAGATGGACCAGTTGCGGAACACCTTAAAAGCAGAAAAGTCTATCTTGTCCGACTTGAATAAACAGTACGATTTGACGGTACAGTCACAGGGTAAGAATTCAAAAGGCGCACAGGAGTTACTTATCAAGATCAAAAATCAGGAGGCAGCCATTAATAAGACAAAAGCGTCTCTTGAAAAATACGGACGCATGTTGTCACAACTTGACTCCGAGGCAGATCAGGCAGCTAATGGTGCAAATGAAATGCGGTCAGCTTATGAAGAACTGGATAGTACGATTTCCAAGCAGGAAAGTAGTCTGCAGGGGCTTAAAACACGCTACGCAAGTGTGGTATTAGAGCAGGGAAAGACCTCTGCGGAAGCACAACAGTTAGCTGGCGAGATTTCGCAGTTATCGAGCGAACTTGCCGAAAATAAAAATAAAATGTCAAACGCTGCAAATGCAGCAGATGACTTAGACAACAGCTTAGAACGAGCAGGAAATGAAGCGGAAGATAGTTCCGGCGGCTTTACGGTTTTAAAAGGCGCATTGGCTGACCTTGCGGCAGATGGTATCCGCAGTGCGATAAGTTCACTAAAAGATTTTGCAACCGAATCCGATCAGGATTATAACAAGTTCCAGGCACAGACGGGCGCGAGTGCAAAACAGATGCAGGCGTTCAAAAAAGAAATGAATGAACTGTACGACAATAATTATGGTGAGAGCTTGCAGGACGTGGGCGACAAAATGGCATACGTCAAACAGGTAACTAAAGAGACGGATCCGTCAAAAATCAAAGAGCTGACCGAAAATGCCATAACATTAGAGGATACGTTCGGATCAGATTTCAATGAAACAATTCGTGGCGTAAGCAATTTAATGACACACTTCGGCATTGATTCTACTACAGCGTTTGATTTATTTGCGAAAGGTTCACAGGAAGGACTTGACTATACAGATGAATTAGGGGATAACATCTCCGAGTATGGCGGAAACTTTAAGCAGGCGGGATATTCTGCACAAGAATACTTTCAATTACTCGCGAATGGTACACAGAATGGGGCGTACAATCTCGATAAGGTTAACGACTCGATTAATGAAGTTAAAAATCGCCTTGGTGACGGTACAATAGGTAAAAATATTGGCATGTTCAGCAAAGATACCCAGACGGCTTTCAAAAACTGGGAAAGCGGAAAGGGTACGATGAAAGATGTCATTGAGTCTATTGTTGCCGATATCAATAACTGTACGAATGAGCAGGATGCCTTGAATATGGCTGCAACTGCTTTTGGTACGATGGGAGAAGATGCGAACCTCAAAGTTGTGAAATCACTCACATCGACCGGTAACACATTTAATGATGTTAAAGGTAAGATGGAGGAGATTAAAGATGTTCGCTATGATGATGTAGGGTCACAGTTTAGTGAAATCGGACGTAAATTACAAACAGGTCTCATTATACCATTAGCTCAGGAAGCTTTACCCGGGATAAAATCATTTGCGGATTATGCTATCCAGCATATGAATAGTCTTATTCCGGCTATCACGGGAGTAGGCACTGCGCTCGGCACTGTATTCATAGCGAGCAAGATAAGCGGATTTATTACGACATTATCGGGAATGGCTGCTGCAATGGGATTAGTTACTACTGCAACTACCGCAGCAACTGGAGCGGCGACAGGATTCAATCTTGCCATGCTGGCAAATCCTGTAACACTAGCTGTCGCTGGTGTTACAGCACTTACAGCTGGAGTAGCCGCATATGTAGTTAAAACAAAATTATCAAGCAAAAAAATAGATGAAAATGCAGCCGCAACAGATAACCTCATCAGTAAGCAAAAAGAGCTTGCGAAATCCTTAAAGGAATCTGACAAAGCAAGACAGGACGGTGTAAAGAGTGCAGAAGCCGAGGGGGCGCAGGCAGATATTTATTACGACCGTTTGAATGATTTAATTGGGGTAGAGCATAAGAGTGCTGCACAGAAAGCACAGATAAAAGATTATGTGTCAAAGCTCAATGACCTTATGCCGGACTTAAATTTAAAGTATGACGAAGAAAAAGATAAGCTTAATCAGTCCACCGAGGCATTAAAAAACAATATTTCCACTCAAAAAGAACTGATTAAGGCGAAAGCCGCACAAGCAAACCTTACTACGATAGCACAAGACATTGTAAAAGTTGAGACACAACAAGGTGAACTGACAAAGCAGAACGCTAAGAACGAAAAAGCGTACACCGAAGCAAAGAAAAAGACCGCGGAAGCACAACAGGCGTGGGCCGATGCGGGTATGCACGTATACGGTAAAGAGTATGAAAACTATCTGAAGTTAGCGAAAGCGGAAAGAACAAAAAAAGAAGCTTATGAAAAGACAAATAGCGCACTTGAAAAGAACAAAAAGAAATTACAAGAGCTTAATAATGAGTACGACCGAACAGAAAAATACGCGGAAACGACCATAAACGCCGCCGAAACCGAGAAAGCACTTGACGCAATCACCGAAAAGATGAAAGCAAAAGGAAAGAAAATCCCGAAAGCCGTGTCTGACGGAATCAAAGAAGGTCAGTATGAAGTACCATCCACCGTTGAGGGTATGGAAAACCTTATTAAGTTTGACAATCTGGCAAAACAGGCGAAAGTTGACGGCGTGAAAATCCCGAAAAGCTTAGCCGAGGGAATTTCCAGCGGCGAAATTTCCGCGCAGGAGGCAGTGAACCGCCTTTCAAATATCGCGAAATTTGACAATTCACAAACGTTAGCCGCCGCAAAAGAAGCAGGTATAAAAATACCTAAATCGTTACGGGATGGAATCGCAAGCGGTAAAGTGTCCGTTGAACAGGCCACGAAACAGTTACAAAGTGCGTTAGATTTTAATTCTAGCGACGTTGTGACTAAGGCGAAAAATGCGGGTGTGGAAGTGCCTAAATCGTTAGCAAACGGAATCGCAAGCGGAAAAATCAGTGTGGATACCGCAACAAAGCAGTTACAAACCGCGATTGATTTTAAACAGACATTGACGCAAGCCGGTATCACTGGAAAGCAAATCCCACAATCACTCATGCAAGGGATTGCAACAGGAAAAACCAGCGTAGACCAAGCCGCGAAATTAATCAATGACGCGGTATCCTTTAAGGATGTAGCGGCAAAAGCTGGACAGGACGGAACAAATACAGTCAATAACCTTGTCAAACAGATTTTAGCCGGGAAAACGACCGCGGAAGAAGCGGGTAAAGCATTAGGAAAAGCCACCGTTGACGGACAAAAGAAGGTTCTAAAGGTGCGAAAGCCGCCGGGCAGAAGCCAGGTAAAGACCACGCCACGGGCGCAAAGAGTACGACCGGCGCGAATAAAAAGGCAGGACAGGCAGACGGTAAAGCCGTAGTCACTGGACAGGCAAACGGAGCAAAGAGTGCGAAAGCGACCGGAACAAAAGCCGGTAAGAATCACGCCGCCGGAGTATCGGCTACAAAAGGACAGAACCAGAAAGCCGGTCAGACAATCGGAAAGAGTGCCGACACCGGTGCAAAAAGCGGTTCCGGCGGGATGCACAAAACAGGTGCAAAAGCAGGTACAGAATACGCTAGTGGCGTAGGAAGTAAGACAGGAACCGCGAGAAGCAAAGGTAAATCGTTAGGAGATAACGCCAAAAGTGGAGCCAGTTCCGTAAGTGCATATAGTTCCGGTACAAATTTTGCACAAGGTTTTATCAATGGTATCGGTTCACTCGTAAGTGCAGCGTATTCTAAAGCCGAGTCTCTAGCTAAAAAGGCATGGGCCGGACTGAAAAAAGGACAAAAAGAGGGTTCACCGTCCAAGTTAACGACACAATCCGGTAAATATTTCGGACAGGGTTATACAAACGGTATTCAGTCCATGACAAAAGCCGCCGTACAGTCTGCGGCGCAGATGGGTGTACAGTCCGTACAATCCTTACGGGACGCGCAAAAAGAGGGTTCACCGTCCAAGTTAACGTATGACAGCGGTAAGAATTTTGTGAAAGGGTACATTAACGGGATTGTAAGCGAACAGACAGACCTTACGAACACTGTAAAAAATACAGTTAAGAGCGTCATAACTACACTGGTCGGATTAAGTAATTTTAATTTTTCTAGCGTGGCAAGTGAGGCAAGTTCTGTATTTTCTAAAGCGATGTCAGATAAAATTAATTATATGACTAGCAAAATGCAATATCTAAACGACCAGAAAACGGCCGGTTTAGAGAGCCAGTTGTCTAAGTACGAAAGTAAGCAAAGCACCTATCAGAAAAAATACGATACCGCTAAGAGTAAGTACGACAAAGCAAAAACGAGCTATGACAAGGCGTCGAAAAACTACAACAAAGCAAAGAAAAGCTACGACAAAGCAAAGAAAAAGTCTGATAAGACGAAATATAAAAAGCAGATGGCGACGTACAAAAAGGAAATGGCAGCTGATAAGAAAACTATGGCTGCACAAAATAAAAATATGTCCGCTGCAAAGAAACAGGTTGATAATTATAAACAGTTAGTCAAAGACCAGACTAATTTTAACAATGCTTATCAAACTGCTTCTTCTCAAATGCTTTCGGAGTTTTCTAGCGCGTTGAGTGAGTATCAGACAAAAGCGCAAGCACTGATTGACGATACGATAAATGACATTACTGACACTTATCAGACGCGTTATGATGATTTAATCAGTAAGCAAGATAGCCTGATTTCTAAGTTGAAAAGTGCCGGGGATTTATTCGAGATTTCAGGTGCAGGTATTATGACCGTGAACGACATTAAGGCACAGACACAGAGCATTAAGGACTACGCTCAAAAATTACAGACCATTAAAGGAAAAGTGTCATCAGAGTTATTTGACCAGATTGCGAGTTATGATATAGACGAAGGTGGGGCATTTATGGATCGGCTGCTATCTATGAGTGACGCAGATTTAAAAGCATATTCGGACGCATTTGATGAGAAGATGAGAGTATCAGAAGAACTTGCAAAAAAGACATATCAGAAAGATTTTGAAAATGTCACAAAGGAATATAAAGATTCTTTGTCAACAGCCTTTAAAGATTTGCCGAAGCAATTGGAAGATATGGGCATAAATGCCATGAAAGGATTTACCACGGGCCTGACAAAAAATACAGATTACATGACGAAAGCGATCAAAACGATGGTAAAAGCCATGGTGGATGAATTTAAAGACGAACTAGATATACATAGCCCATCAAAAGTTACTGAAAAACTCGGTATTTTTACAGGCCGAGGATTCGGAAACGGATTGCTCGACAGTATCAAGCGAGTACAAGAAAATGCAAAGAAATTCATCAATAGCGTGACCACTCCACTCACTGATGTGACAACAAACATTCCAAATATGAGAAGTGCAGTCAAAAGTAGTACAGGAAATGGAATTGCAAACAATAATCAGACGATTGTAAACAATTACAATCTTGTACAGAATAATACTAGTCCGAAATCACTTTCGGCACTCGAAACGTATAGGGCTAGACGACAGCAAGTGAGCATGGTTAAGGCCATGACGCAACCCGTGTAAGGAGGGATGGAGAATGTATACATTGATTGCAGAAAATAAATATGGGGAACAGTTAGAAATAACGAATAATCCCCGTTATGTTATTACAGATATTGACGGCCTCTATCCCCCGGAAGGGGTCATAAATACAACACAGGTGGCAAATATGGACGGTTCCGTATTTAATAGTTCGCATATTAATGACCGTGTTATCACAATCACAATGGCAATAAACGGACCGGCCGAGGCTAACCGCCTTTTATTGTATCGTTACTTTAAAACAAAATACCCGGTACGCTTCTACTATAAAAACGGTGTGCGGGATGTGTACATAGACGGGTATGTGTCGAAATTTTCAGTTGAATATTTTGAGAAAAAACAGACGGCACAAATCGAGATAAGTTGTCCGATGACGCTTTTCAGAGCGGTAAAAGAAAGTGTTACGGAGTTCGCGAACATAGAAAACATGTTTGTTTTTCCGTTTGCAATTGAGGTAGCAGGTATTCCGTTTTCTGAAATCGCACTGGGTGAACAGAAAACCATTATCAACGGTGGAGACGTGGAAACTGGTGTTATCATCAAACTTAATGCATTAGGGACAGTTTTAAATCCAAAAATTTATAATGTGGATACTTCCGATCGTATGACGTTAAGTGTTGAGATGCAAGCGGGGGATGAAATCACAATAAATACCCGAAAAAAAGAAAAGTCTATCACCCTTCTGCGTGATGGTGTACAAACAAACATCGTAGGAAAATTGGATGCCGGATCAACATGGTTTAACTTAATCCCGGGCGATAATATATTTACCTATGAGGCCGATGAGTTCCCAGAACATTTACAATGTATCTTTATTATCAATAACCAATTTGAGGGGGTGTGATTATGGATATTTACGTTCTCGATTCATCCACTCAAATCCTTGATACGATAGATACATTTAAGAGTAATATTTGGACAGTACAATATTTTGATACGAATGACTTCGAATTAGTTGTTCCGGCAACGGATAAAAACATTGACTTGCTACAAAAAGACCGGCTACTTTGCCGCGATAAGGACCGTGACGGAGATATATGGCAGAATGTCATGATAATTGAAAATATCAAAATAGTGGCAGACTGGGAGGACGGCAATAAAATGACCGTATCCGGCCGAGGTCTAAAAAGCATTGTTGGCCGTCGGGTAATCTGGAAACAGACAAACCTAACGGGGAAAGTCGAAACAGGTATCCGACAAGTGATCACTGAAAACATCATCAACCCCGACGACGAAAAGCGAAAGATTGACAATTTTATCCTTAACGAACCAGCCGGGATTACTGACACATTTGATATACAGGCATTAGGTGACGACTTAGATGAATGGATAACATCCACTTGCCAAACTTACGACATTGGCTGGGATGTATATATCAAAGGTAATAAATTTGTTTTTAAGCTCTATAAGGGACTTGACCGCTCCTATAATCAGAAAGACCGCCTACCCGTTGTATTTTCTGACGAATTTGATAACCTGCTAGCCTCCACTTATACCTACGAACGTGCAGAATTTAAAAATGCCGCGCTCATAGGTGGTGAGGGTGAGGGTGTGAATCAGCGCACAACCACGATAGGCGACTCTAGCGGCCTAGAACGCTATGAGGCGTATATTGATGGTTCAAGTGTATCAAGTAACGGGGCAATTATCACAGAAGAACAGTATTATAAAATGCTGCAAGATTACGGGAAAGACGAACTAAATACGACATCATTTACGGAATCATTTGAGGGAAATGTAGTCCCAGATGGTAACTATACTTTAAATCAAGATTATTTTTTAGGCGATGTTGTTCAAGTAATCAATGAATACGGGATCAGTGCAACACCCCGTATCGTTGAGATAATTGAGAGTGAAGACCAAAACGGAACATCAACGGTTCCAACCTTTAGCACTTGGGAGGTGTAAAAATGGCTATTACATATGGATTTTTTAACGCAATAAAACAATCAGACGGTACATACGACCGCACGTATAACGCAGACCAAATGAGTACATATTTCGAGGGGCTCGTGAGTGACGGGGTATATGAGAGTGTGGATGATGCAATGCAGGTTTTAGCCGACACTGGCATGCAGGTGCAAGTAGGAGCGGGTAGGGCTATTATTGACTCAAAATGGATTAAAAACACCGCCGCTTATCCGCTCATAATCAACGCCGCACACGTCACATTAAACCGCTATACGGCGATTATAATTCGGTTAGATTTATCGGCGCGTACTATTGTAATCACGACAAAAGACGGCGAAAATGCAACGACACCTGTAAAACCAGTTATCACAAATTCAGAAACGATAAAAGAATTGTGTTTAGCATACGTCTATGTAGGCAGAGGCGTGACCGCTATTACGCAGGCAAATATTGAGGATGCCCGCCCAGATAATAATGTATGTGGCTGGGTAACTAGTATCGTGCAGCAAGTGGACACGAGTAAATTATTTTTGCAGTGGCAAACAGCGTATGAGGAATTTTACAAACAGATGCAGAGCTGGCAGAATGAACAGGAAACAGGATTTAGTGGTTGGCAGAATGAACAAGAAACAGAGTTCAGCGACTGGCAGCAACAGCAAGAAACGGGGTTCAGCAACTGGGAGACAAGTCAAAAAGCGGCGTTTGACGCGTGGTTTTCCGCTCTTACGGACCAATTAAATGTAAACACTTATGTGAAAAAATATCACAAAGTCGTGGAAACGGGACAAAAGAACAGAGTGTTCCCGCTCGATATGTCCGGCTACACGTATGTGGCTAGTGACGTGCTGTTTATAAATGTCAACGGTGTTATGCTGGTTGAGGATTATGATTATGTATTAGACACATCAAAAACGCCCGTCGAGATTCACACGAACGCAGATTTGGACGCAGAAAATATTTTGGAAATCACAGTTTTAAAATCAAAAATCGGACAGTCTTAA